ATCTTTTCAAATTCAGTCACGTTGTCTCCAATCATCAGGTTTGTCTTGCTTAAACCAATCAGCAATTTCGTCTGCACCAGAGAATCCAGTGCGATAGTTGGATGGGTCAGGATCCCCTAATCCCATTTTATTCATAAAATCATCCATACTACCTTCTTCGATGTCCTGAGCGGCATGACGGCGTGCTTTACGCAACCACTCTCTGGCAGTTGTATTCGCTTTAGACAGTTTCTCTGCCCAGATCATATCCTCTAATTTTACATCTTCTTTGTTAGCAATCTTTTTGCAAATAAACTCTAATCTGAGGCGATACTGGGTTGAGAGCATTTTATCAGTCCGAGAGAGATTTTTCAATTTCGTTGATTCTCGTGAATTCGGCATATGCCGCTTCAGAGCGAGAATTCAGGATATCACGAATATCCTCTAATATGATACCAGGGTCTACATAGTCGTCAAGGTATTTGTCGATCGCTTCCTTCAGATAGCGGTGACGGTGCCATTCGGGAGAATAGGGTTTATACATGATTAGGGGACCATTGACAAAACTATCATACACGCGATCCATGGATCTGTCAATTATTTATGAAAAACCCTGGGGACAAAAAAATACCCCGAATTTTTTTTCGGGGTCTCTGTGAACTGAAAGTCAAATAATATATGAGGTCAGCAGGGTCTCCTGCGGATGTGGTCGCGTGTCTCGTAGTATCCTTCAACATAGTTGTAAGGACCTAACCAGTAACCATCTACCCAGTGTCTACGGGTCACCACATACTCACACATCCTCCTACGAGGTCGTCGATAGTAATCCCTATGCACATGTCCGTGATAGTGGTGATGATGATCATCTTTGAATGGCTCCCAAAACTCTCCCCATGTCAGAGCATTTGCTGGGGCAGCAGTTAGAAGTAACAGGGGGAGAGCAAGGAGTTTCATTTGAAGATCAATGCGTAGTAGGTAGCGATGACTAAGAGGGTGAGACAGACCCTCTCATATGTCCATCTCAATCCTCTGCTGCGAGAGAAGCGAAGTAGGACAGATCGGGCTCGTCTGACTCCTCAATCTTACTGCCGAAACCACTCGGAGTGGGGTCTGCTTGGACCACTGGATCAGGTGCCACAATGTCGGACCCGTTGAAGTCCATACCCTCATCCTCTGCTTCGATCCGACGACCCTGAGTGGGGCGTGAGGTCTTACCGAGGACCAGATTCAGACGCTCTTCCAGTTTCTCAAAGGACTTGAATGCACTGGGGTCAGTGAATTCCTTGAGAGAATACTGGGACTTCCAGATCTCTTCCAGTCGCTCGTCACTGAAGTTACCGAGCGTAGAAGGTGCAGCGAAGTCAGACTTATCGTAATTCCAGTAACCACCAATGGTCTGGATCTTGATACGGAAGTCAGCACCCTTCCAGAGATCGAAAGGATTGATGGGCTCTTCATCCTCAAACTGAGGTTGCATGGAAGACACGATCTTATCGTGGATCTTCTTGCCATACTTGTAGAGGAAAACTTTACCCTCATTCTCAGGGTTGAGTTGATCCTTCACGACATAGACATTGCTGTAGTAAGACAGTTTACGCTTCTGCTTACGAGCGATCTCTTTGTCAGAATCAATACCGCTATTCCAGAGAGTCCGATTCAACTCACCGACAGGATCCTTCTGACCCAGAGTGGTCAGGGAGTTTTCAATATACCATCCACCAGGACCTTGGAAAGCGTGGGACCAAACCTGTGCCCAGGGCAGATCTTCCCCGTCAGGCTCGGGCAGGAAACGAATGACGGCATAACCGTTGCCGCTCTTGTCCACTCCAGGTTTCCAGAGACGCTCATCAGGACCTGCACCCTGAGGCTTGGACATCTTCTCAATCTGTTGAGTCAGTTTAGCAAACTGTCCAGACTTGGACTTCATACTTGCAAATGACATTTGTGTTTCTCCGTTGTGTTTGTGTGTGCGTTGGGTCTTACGTCCGAAGCAGTCTCCCACTCCCATCTGCCCAACAAAAGTATTATGGCATCACTCAGCGCCTTTGGCAAGCTGCTGTGTGCGGTTTATGATCAGGACCCTCTCTCCATCGTGAGTGAATTGCAACTCATCATCAGGGTCCCAGAGCAGCTCCTCGTATAGGTCATCGAGTTTCTGCATGTCTTCGTATAGTGCATTAGGATTGGGCATCTTTGATCTCCTTTCTCCATGACTGTAGTTTGTCTTCCATAGTCTGAAGGATCATCATGAGATCCATGCCACCAGAGTATTGCTTAGACATAGTATCTATACGCTCCTTAACAAAGGCAGCTTCCTCATTCCCCTCCTCTGGATTTAATCCATGAGAAGCGAGAGCAAGACGTGCATAGAATACTTTTTGCTTCGCAATCAACTCAAGAGTTTTCTCGATGTGATCGAGTCTCTCTTCAGGGCTAAAATCAGAAAGACCCGCTGACATCTTCAGCAGGTCTGTGTATGTTTGTTGGATATCTTCTAACTCAGACTGCACTGCATCTGACTTGAAGAATTCTTCATCTACGCTCATAGTGGTAGGACTCCTCTGCTTGTGCGTTTCATATAATTAAGTTGTTGTGCATCCCATTTGATTTTGTCTTTGAGAGGTTTGGAGATCAGTTTACTGACAGTCTCAACTTCAATCTCAAACTCCTCACAGATGGAAGTTACTGCTTCTATGTAGTTGATCAGACCCTTACTCTCTTTGACTCTGTGCTCAACCAAAGACGTAAACTTTCCTTGTGTCATAAACTTTTCTTCAATCTCTTTCATTTAATACCCCCGACGTAGTAGTGATAGTCTTCGATCCATTCACAGAGGGTATCGATGTAAGGTATTTTATCATACTTTTGGACAACTTGAGTCTCTCCATTCTCAGCAACAGAGATAGTCACAAGTTTAGTCACCTCAACACCAGTCAATTCATAATACATGTAAGCATATGCTGCTTCCTGCACAAAGAATTTCTCTAGATGCTCCTCTTTTTTAAGTCTTGTTGTGGTCTTGAAGTCTATGATAGCAAGCTCGCCATCATACTCAGCAATACAATCAACGCGCCCAGCAATGCCAAGGCGACGAGAGTAAAGAGGGGCTTCAAGAACGTGTATATTAGAAATAAGATCAAGATCCTTACGAGCAAACCCAAAGAGGTACTTGGGAAGACCCTCGCTCGCTTCAACTTTTTCCAATTCATTTTTTAGATAGTGCTCCACGATAGTGTGATACTTTGTGCCACGCCATGATGCAGCACGACGAATCTTTTCCGCCTCAGTATACCCTACACGTTTCTCCCATGCAAGGATACCCTGCTTCGATTGATGACCAACGACGGTGGTGACACTAGGCATCCACACATCATCGATCTTATAAAAGCGTCCATGATCTAACGTCCTGCTCTCATACTCAACGAGATCAGCAGCAGGACCCACAATGTTAAAAGGCATCATCCAAATCCGAGATTGATTTTACTGATCAGATACTCTCGACAGAGACCAGATCTAACGATGTCTTCAATACCAAACTCAACGCAATCAAAGGAGGGCATAGACTGAAGAATCTTCATGAAGTCTAGCACACCTGTCCTCTCATTGCTCTTAATCAGGTCAGACTGTGTGTAATCACCAGAGAAAATGATCTTACAATCCTCACCAACACGAGTGATAATAGAATCCAACTCGTGGAAGTTGAGGTTAGAGAATTCATCAACAATAATGATGCACTTATCCATGGTGACACCACGGATGAATGATGTAGACCAGAAAGAGATAGTTTCCTGTGCTCTCAGGTTGTCATAGAGACTCTCGAAAGCAGCATCGTCTGGCATCTCAAACATATACTTCACCATATTCTTATAAGGAATCTGGTAAAGGTTACTCTTATCCTCATGGTCTCCAGGGAGGAAACCAATCTCTCTGGTAGGGACCAGGGAGCGGACCATGTATACCTTCTCATAGGGAGAGGCAGGGTCCAGCACCTGCTGTAGTGCTAGGTAGAGACTAATAAAGGTCTTACCCGTGCCAGCAGCACCGTGCAAGACCAGATTCTTTCCTTCAGCATAGGAATTAAACACCTGCTCCTGATTGTCAGTGAGCGGCTCAATGATCTTAAGATGGTCTAGGTTAATAGGCTTCTTACGACGCATTTGCTTCGGGGTCATTCCGTTGGGTGACTTCTTAGCTCTAGGCATATCAGGTATAACGAGAGAGGTTGGCGCGAGGATGCTCGCTCTGGACTTTGGACATGACTTCTTTGAATCCGTCAGATTGTTTGGGTTGTCCGTAGGTTACCCCACCGACTCCTTCCATCCAATCTTTGTCCCAATCAGGGTTATCTTTTTTCCACTGATC